TCACCGGCTGATTTTCACCGATTTCCGGCTCCCGTCCACGAACCGGAATACCAGTGTCCCGCCCGGATGAACCGTGACGGATCCGAGGATCAGTGTGAGATCATCAAAGTCAAGCAGCGTCGCCCGGATACCGGTCAGCTTGCTCCAGATTCTGCGGATGGCGTCATACAGGTCGTCCTCGTAGATATGGATGTTCTTCCGGCAGCATTTCCATACCCGGTCGTGCGTAGTGGTCGAATGCCAGACCAGCGGACGGTAGTATCCGCCGCAGCAAGCGCATTGCAGAATACCACTCATCGGATGAACCTTGCTGGGTTTCGGATGTTCCAGCATCTCCTGCACCTTGTCAAAAACAAACGGTGCGATGATTGCATCATGTGCCTCGTGGACATAATACTTCGCCACCTCTCCGGTGTTTTTCACAATCCGATGCGTGGTATAGTCCGGGATGAAGTTTTTCTGGAGCAGTACATCGCCCCGGTATTTTTCGATATGCAGTATGGATATGACCGTATCAGTTCGCCAGTTCTTCCCGCCGAAGGTCGTCGGGATACCGCCTTCATTCAGCGCTTTGGAAATGGCATAGCAGGATTTCCCCTGCAGGTAAGAACGAAAGATATACCGGACAATCAATGCCTGCTGCTCGTTGATGGTCATTCCGGCATCATAGCCCAGCAGCCGTGCGAACGGAAAATGGTATACACCTCTGGAGTAGCCCTTCCGGATCGCCCATTTCGTGTTTTCTGAAATCGACCGGCTTTCCTCCTGCGCATAGCCAGCCAGAACAGCAATCAGCAGATCACCATTCTGGTCGAGGGAATTGATGTTCTCGCATTCAAAGAACACACCGATGTTCAGTTGTCGTAGCTGCTGCAATGTATTTAATGTATCCAGCGTATTCCGTGCAAAGCGGGATACGCTTTTTGTTACAATCAGGTCGATTTTCCCCGCGATGCAGTCGGCGATCATCCGCTGGAACTCCGCCCTTGTCTGAACGGAGCCACCTGAAATGCCGCTGTCCGCATAGATGCCGACAAACTCCCAGTTCGGATTCTTCCGGATGTATTTCTGGTAGTAGTCCTTCTGTGCCGAAAGGCTGTGTAGTTGCTCGTCCTGCAAGGTCGATACACGAGCATAAGCTGCCACACGGATTTTCGTCTTTTCAGCTATCTGCGCTTTCTTTGTCGCTGGTATCTTCTCGATTTTCAAAATCGCCCACCTCCTCAATGCTGCGGTACGGCGGATCAAGCTCACTCAATAGCTGCACCTGCCGCAGTGCCGCTTCCTCCGCTGTGATCTCACCGTCATGCAATTTCTGCTTCAGGATGTATTTTTGTATGCGGTATGCCATTTCCCGTTTCATGTCAATCGCCTCCGCACCACATTATCTGACAATACCATCAGAAAGTCAATGGGTTGGAGAAAAGATTGACGGAAACGACAAAGCCCACTGCCAGATTTCCCGGCAGTGGGCAGCATGGTATATGAATCTTATGCAGTAATTTCTCTCCCGTCCATAAAGCGGAACAGCATATTTCCGTCCCCGTAGACTGTGACGGACTCCACCGACACGCGCCACAGGTCGTCATCAAATGTGGTGATTTCCTCAGTGCTTTCGATCTTTCTCAGAAAACTGTTCATCGTGTCCACGCGGCTGATCTGGTCATCGAGCAGCTTCTGGAGTCGTTTCCGTTTATCCTCGGCTTTCTTGAATTGCTCAGTCAGGGCTTTGTACTGTGCATCGCCGTTCTCCTCTGTCATGGCAGTTTTGTGAATATGCTCACGGATCTGATCGGCGATGCCGTTCATCTCGGTGGCTGCGGCTTCAATCTTTTCTTCAGTGGAAGATGTATCGGAAAGCTCCTGCACCATCCTTTTGCAGACTGCAAGCACCTCATCACGCTTTTCAAAGAACGCTCCGAATGCCTTGACAAACCGCTGCTTGATTTCTTCCTCGTAGAGATGCGGCGTGGTGCAGAAGCTCTTTCCTTTGAATTTGTGGTTGCACTGCCAGATGATCCGGCGGTACTTGGATGTGCTGTGCCAGACCTTTGCGCCGAAATAAGAGCCGCAGTCCCCGCAGATCAGCTTTGCAGAAAAAATGGTGTTGCCGCTGTATCGCCGTCCCAGCTTTCTTCTTCTGGTCAACTCTGCCTGCACTTCCTCAAACTCATCCGGCGGAATGATCGGCTCGTGGGAGTGCTCGATGTAGTATTGCGGCACCTGACCTTCGTTGATTACCCGCTTCTTTGTCAGGAAGTCCACAGTATAGCATTTTTGCAGGAGAGCAGCGCCTTTGTATTTTTCATTGGTGAGAATGCTCTCGATCGTGGTCTGGTGCCAGTGAGATTTGCCTCCCGCTGTCGGGATGCCGCGTTCCGTCAGCATCTTTGCGATCTTGTATGGCGTTTTTCCTTCCATAAAGGTGCGATAGATCAGCCGGACGATCTCTGCTTCCTCCGGAACGATCTCCGGCAAGCCGTCCTCACCCTTCCGATAGCCGAGGAAGCGGCTGTACGGCAGGTTGACCTTGCCGTCTGCAAAACGCTTCCGCTGTCCCCATGTCACATTCTCCGAAATCGACCGGCTTTCTTCCTGTGCCAACGAGGACATAATGGTCAGCAGCAGCTCACCCTTGCCGTCAAATGTCCAGATATTTTCCTTCTCAAAATAGCACTCAATGCCGTGCTCCTTCAGCTTGCGAATGGTCGTCAGGCTGTCAACCGTATTTCGTGCGAATCGGCTGACGCTCTTTGTGATGATGAGGTCAATTTTGCCGTTCAGGGCATTTTCGATCATGGCATTGAAGCCGTCGCGGTGAGCAGTGCTGGTCGCGCTGATGCCCTCATCCGTATAGACCTTGACGAACTCCCAGTCGTCACGACTTTTGATATAGTTGGTGTAATACTCGATCTGCGCCTCGTAGGATGTCTGCTGTTCCTCAAATTCCGTAGAGACACGCGCATATCCTGCAACCTTACGCTTGACCTTCGCTGTCTCCGGCATCCGTGTCTGCGGATTGATCGACGCCGGAATGATTGTGACCTTTCTTTCCATGCTGACTCCTTTCTCGTGCTTGCTGCCGCATTTCCTCTGTCCAGCTCTCCGAGCGCGACGGATTTCGCCATTCTCTGGTGATGCTCTCACCGTTTTCCAACTGGAAGATCAGCAGATTCCCCTTGACCGTAATGGTGGAAACCTGCCCGATGCCCTCCATAGCCGCATAGAGAGCTTTTTCAGATAACTGCCTTGCGGTCGGGCAGTATTTCTTACCCCGCCGTGCATAAGTGCTGCATAGCCATACATCCCCCTGTTGGTAATTCTTGTGCTGATAATGCTTCCCGCAGCCTGCACAGATGATTCTCCCGGATAAAGGATAGCGCTTCCGGGCATTGCCGTAGTTATACATCTGCCGCCGTTGGATTTCCTGCTGCGCACGCTCAAAGGTCTCCATGTCGATGATTGCTTCATGTGCATCATCGATCAGGTAGCGCTGCAATTCTCCGTGATTGGTGACCTTGCGCTTCTCGATGTGGTTGTTGCGGTAATACTTCTGCAGCAGCATCTTTCCGGCATATTTTTCGTTTTGCAGGATTTCCTTGATACGCGGCGATGTCCAGAGATTGCCCTGACGGGTACGAACCCCCATTTCATTGATCTTATTGGAAATCATCCGCCCGCCCATGCCTGACAGGTAGTCGGCGAATATCATCCTGACGATCTCTGCCTCATCGGGCTCGATCTCCAGAACTCCGTCTGCATTGCGCCGGTACCCGAATATGGTAATACTGCCGATCTTGCCTTTTTCAAAGTCCTTCCGGATCTGCCATTTCCGGTTTTCGCTTGCCGACAGGCTTTCCTCCTGTGCATAGCTTGCCAGAATCGTCAGCAGCAGTTCTCCGTCCGGCGATATGCTGTGGATGTTCTGTTCCTCAAAATAGACATCGACATTCAGGAGCTTCAGCTCACGGACGGTCTCCAGCAATGTGACCGTGTTCCGAGCAAAGCGGCTGATGGATTTTGTCAGCACCATGTCGATCTCACCCCTGCGGCACGCTTCCAGAAGCAGGCAGAACTGCTCACGGTTATCCTTTGTGCCGGTCAGGGCTTCGTCGGCATAAACGCCGCAGAACTTCCAGCCATTCTGCTTGCTGATGAGCTCCTTGTAATAACTGACCTGCGCAGACAGGCTGTGCAGCATGGCGTCCTTTCCGCTGGATACTCTTGCATACGCTGCTACATTTTTCAGCGTCGGCATTTTTGCAGGGAATTGAACCCGTTCAATTTTCCGTTCCATTTTTCTCACCTCGCATGACCATATTAACTCTGAAACCCGCATAAAGTCAAGGCTTTTCGCGATATATACTGCACAATGATACATTGTATTCTTCGGCGATTTTTGACATGATTCTGTGGAATTCCGTCCGGGTAATCAGTCCATTAGAGAGAAATTTTCGGAATATCGCCGCTGCCATTTTGTAGGCAGAGATGTTCTGCACCTTATCCTTCGTCATGATGCTTCCTCCAATAGACCAGACGGCAGTTCGCGCAGCAGAACTTCTTCGGGCGCTTATGGGGCGTAGGAATCAGTGTGCTGCCGCAATTGGCGCAGGCGCTGTCATCCTTTGTGCGGTACAGGAACGATTTCACCGTCCCCTTCGGAATACCAAGCTGCTCTGCAATTTTCGCATGGGACAGCCCGGATGCGGCAAGCTTCCGGATACTTTCTTTTTTAATGCTTGTCATATCAACACCTCCTACTTCCTATTGGAAAGGAGGAGCACGATTTGACGAAAAAAATAACGCCCGCCGAGAAAAATTCCCGACGGGCACTGTATTTATTCAGTTAATCCTGATGCTTCTTCATCAGATCTCTTGCCATGACATCAGCCGGATCATACTCAATCATGAAATAATCGAGGATGCGCTTCATATCGTCCTGCATGGTAAGGAATACATCGAGCAGGCGCTGCTTTTTGCCTTCATTCTGCCACTCCCGCAGTCCCATATAGTAGAACATTTTTTCATTGTCGTTGATGAAGAACGGAACAATATCAGCAGCAAGACACATTTTCAGAGCAAGTAACCGTCCTACACGACCATTGCCATCATAGAACGGATGTATCTTCTCAAACCGAGCGTGGAAATCTGCCACATCGTAAAGGTCAATGGTTTCCTTCTTTGAAAAATCATCAATCAGTGCTGCCATGTGCGCATGAACATCCTTCGGATGAAGGGTCTCGATTTCACCGACTACATTCGGATATTTCTTATAATCGCCGATAACCACATCGTCATGCTCGTCATCTTCAAGTCCCTTTTTCAGAAGCAGATGCAGCTTTTTGATGTATTCCTCTGTGATTGGCTCCTGCACGGTATCAAGGATAAAATCAAAGCACTTGAAATGGTTTGCCGCTTCGATAATATCTTCTACATAAGCGGTTCCGTCAACCGTGTGTGTTTCAAAGATATAACGCGTCTGGTCATGCGTCAGGCGGCTGCCTTCAATTCGGTTGGAATGATAGGCGAAATCGACCTGAAATCTGGAATAAAAGCCGCCGCCGATTTTGCTTTTCTTTTCGTGAATCAGTGTATTCAAAGTGTTTCGCGGCGATGCCATAGTCATTCCTCCCTCAACAAGTGATACTTTCATTATAAGTAATATCCCTGAAAAAGTCAACGAAAAAGCGCCCACCGAGAAGAATCCCGACGGGCGCTCCATATCATGCCTTATTCAGTTTTCCGCTGAACTTCTTACCATCAACCGTGACCTCAACGGTGATGCTGTCCTCCGCAGCAGGCGCTGGCGGATTCGGCAGGACTTCTTCACCGTAGCCATTCAGCCCCTTCGCCTTGATTTTTGCGGGGAAATCCTGATAGCCGATGTCCAGATCGACATTGCCGGAGATACCGTCAACCTTGCCTTTTTCGGAATGTTGCCAGATGCCGTAAGAACCGGAGTAATTCGTCTGCTGCACCCAGTGCGCCAGCCAGATGGTGTAGCGGCGCTTGATGTCATCCTCCGTGTGTGTGGTCAGCGAGGAAGCGGAACCGTAGAGCCCGACGAAATAGCCCGCTGCCTCCACACGCTCAAGGAAAGTCCGCATGATCGAGGAAACCTTCTCACGACCGAGGTCAAACTGCTTCTTCTCCTCCAGATCGAAATAAACCGGGTAGTCAAGCTGCTTTCCCCTGATGACAGAGAGGAACACATCCGCTTCCTGCCGCGCTTCATCCTCGTCCATTGCGTAGGAATGCCAGTACGCGCCAACGGCGACACCTGCCGCCTTTGCGCCGGAGTAATTCGCCTCGAACTGCTTGTCCTTCTGGGACTCCAGCTTGCCGTATCCAGCGCGGAGGATCGCAAAATCAATGCCAGCAGCCTTGACCTTGCCCCAGTCGATCGTGCCGTTATGCACGCTCACATCAATGCCTTTCACGGTTGTATCGCCGCCTTTCTGGATGCCGAAATAGCTGTAAAAGTCCTTCGTGACGGAACTGTTGCCCTTCACCTCATCGCCGTACCATTTGCCGTTCTCGCGCACGTCCACATGGGTGTACTGATACGCTGCCGTGATGTTGGCGATGCCGGAAAAGCCGATGTCCTGTGCCTTGCAGCAGACCAGCTTCGAGCTGATCGGCTGCCCGTCCTGTCCGTAGCAGCAGATGTCCGCTGCGCGTCCGATCGTGTGCTGTCCGGTACCGCTGCCGCCGACACTTTTATCATGCGTCACGCAGCGAAAGCCGCTGGTGACGATGATCTTGCTGCAATTCAGGGCTGCATAAAGCTGTTCCAGCTTCCCGACCAGTTCGTCAGAAAGCTGGAAATCGTGTGCCTGTCCGCATTTGCAGCGGAACTCACTTGCATTGAAATGTGCGGAAAGCTGTGTCCGATCGTCATAACCATAGGTCTTAATCATCGTCCTCTTCCTTTCTCCCTGCCTGTTTCTGCAGAACTTCAATCGCATTTTTCAGCGCTGGCGGATACGGAATACCCATGAGTGATGTGTTTTCCACGATGGAAAGCAGCTCATTGACGCAGAATGCGATGCACACCGCATCCCGCACATAGTTGGTATTCAGCAGAATATCCAGCCGCACCGCCACAATAATGAGCATCAGGATACTGCACTTCTTCGCAAGTCCGTACCAGCCAGCCTTGCTGTTCAGCTTACCGGTCTTGCTGTGCTTAGATTTTCCCATCGCACCAGTGATCAGACCGGTTGCGAAATCGATGCCCATAAAGATAATCAGCGTGACCAGCGCAGAATCCCAGCCGCCGAAAAGCGCTGCGATGCCGCCGCCGATCGCGCCGATCACCATGCACATGGTTTCTTTCATGTTACACCTCCAGAATCTTGATGTTGCGGATATACGGGTGCGTGTTGTCGGTGACCGCCTTCCACGCGAGATAATAGTCACCCTTGGTGATGCTTTCACAGGTCAGCAGAATGTTTGTGTAGCTGTCAGTCGTTTGCAGCCAATTGAACGGGACGGCAATACCGCCGCCAGCCATGATGGTTTCGTGGATATATCGTGCTGTATCCGCATCAGACATTACCTGCGAGGATTTCGGCACGAGCCACATTTCTCCCGCATCGAAGAAGCCGGACATATAGCTGAACAGGATAGACTTGCGGCTGGTAATATGAACCGGTGTCACACACTGCGTGTAAATCGTTGCGCCCCAATTGAAGTCGGGCTGATTGTAATAAAGTGCATAGCCATTTTCCTCACAGCAGAAATTCGGGTAGGTTTCCGAAAAGCCCGCCAGCGAACGATAGCCGTCATTATAGAAGGTGTAGATGTTTTCCCCATAATCGTGGATGGCGTCAATGCCCGCCTTGAACAGCGTGGTTTCCGGTCGTCCCTGCGGGATTTCCAGCACCTTCGGCACCAGTGTATTCAGCTTTTCGGAAGTGTCCGCCTGCACGCCCATTGTCACGAGGTTGCGTGCAAGCTGGTCGCGCTGCTCGTCCAGCGCCGTCAGATAATTTGCAATGCTCATTCCGTCACCTCCACAATCGCCGCAAGCGCGTCCTCAACTCCGGAGAGCGTGTCCTCTACGACAGCAAGACGTGTAAGGATATCCTGAATCGAATTTTTCGCACCGGTCATGTCGTAGAGGAGTTCTGTCTTGAAGCGCTCAAACACACCCTCGTTCACCCCGACGCGCTCGTTGAGGTTCATGGCGCTGGTGTATGCTTCGTTCCAGCGGGAAATATGGGATTCGGTGATGCCGTTCAGGATCGTCAGGTTATGGTGCCAGTGAGCCTGCCCGACCACAGTGGAAATGGATGCAATATCATCCAGCATTTCCTGCGTGATACTGTCCAGCGCTGCCTTGTTGGAATGCGTGTGTGCGTTGGCGCTCAGCTCGCTGATCGCCGTGTTAATACCATGCAAAGCATTCGCAGTGGAACTTTTGAAAGTTTCCTGTTCCTGCATATACTGTTCGGTGATACTGTCAAGCGCAGCAGCGTTATTATGAATATGCGCCTGCTGTCTCAGCGGCATGATTTCCTCTTCCATCGTCTGAAGGTTATACTGCGTCTGATCCTCAAACTGCTGCAAGCCGTTCAGGTCTGCGAATAGCTCCGGCGTGATCGCATCCAGCGTATCCTTGTTGTCGTGTGTGTGGAAGTTTACCACGACCTGTTCGATCTCCCGATCGACGATGGTCTGCACTTCTGTCGTTTTCGGGTACTCCGACATATCCGGTGTTTCACCGTCTGCGCCGCGCAGGGACTCCAGCCATTCCTCCTCCGTACCAACAAAACCGTGCTCAACCGCAATTTCATAGGCGCTCTTGCCGTCCTCGCCCTTTGCCGCCTCGTCAATCTTCTGCAAAAGCTGCTGGTAGAGGTCGGATGTCGGCGGAATCGGCGGATCGTCATCACCCACAAAACCGGAAGAACGAATATTCAGCGTAACCGGAACCGTTGTCGCACGCACAGTCGTATCCGCCGCCGTGTCATAGCCGAACACCGACATTTTTGCTGCTCCCACATGGAGCTCGGCGGGCAGATACAGCGTTGTGCCGTCCGTGCCGAGCACGATGCTGTATGTTTCGTCGCACTGCGAGAACTGCACCACCTTGTGAAAGCGCTTCCAGTCGCCGTCGAAGGTAAACTTGAACTGCACATACTGGATTTGATGATCTGCCAGCACCTCACGCTCCAGAACCTCAATGCTCTGGTTCTTTACAAGGAATTTCCACATTAGTCATGCACCTCCACCCATTCATGATTCTCAGCGTCCCAATCCAGATGCCCGTCAAGGCACTGGATTCTTGTAAGACCGGAAACTGCGCTTTCCATGCCGCTCTTGCCAGCCCAGTTGGTACCCTTCGTGATCAATGCCCAATCCGCAAGACTGCCCTCATAGGTGATGGTCTCCAGATTGGTACAGTAGTTGAAGCAATGCTCACCAATTCTGGTGACAGTGTGCGCCATCGTAAACTCTGTCAAGCCACTGCAGCCACCAAACATATAACCGCCGATCACAGAGCCTTCATAGCGTACAGATTGCAGTCTGGAGCATTCACGGCACACATAGTTGCCCACAGTGCTGACATTCGGCGGAACTGTAAGCGAAGTCAGTGCCGCACTCCAGAACGCACCGCCGCCGATCTCAGTCAGTGCCTGCGGAAGCGTAATACTGGTCAGCTTACCGTGTGCGCCCATTCCCGAATCATCTGGCAAGAAAGCACCGCTGCCGATATAACTGACAGTTGTCGGCAGCGAAACAGATTCCAGATTTTCGCATCGCATGAAAGCGTCATAGCCGACCGATGTGACACCCTCTGCGATGACGACAGTTTTCACATCGTCATTTGCATAGAACGGCGAACGATGCGAGCTGTCATACTCGTACATCGCTCCGCTTCCTCGCAGCAGCACCTTACCTGTGGAATAGCGAACATAGAATACACTTTCACCACACTGTCCCGCTTCAACAACATCGCCGATATCCTCAACAGCTGTCTGAAGCGCGGCGACCTGATTTGCAAGTTCTTCATTCTCCGCCTGCAATTCTTCCAGCGTTGCATTGATCTGCGCCATTTCCGCAAGCATATCCGTCACCTTGCACTTGCCGAGGATGCATCTGCAATATCCGCAGACGTTCCTGTCCTCATGATAATCGAACCAGTCACGGTCAGAGAGCGATGCCGCACCCGGATTCAGGCGCACCGCATACATGAGCAGTCTCACATGATCCTCGTCCTGCGGGATAGAAGGCAAGCCCGGATTCTCCGCAGGTGTACCGGGGAAAAGGCGCAGACTCACATTGCGGACAGCTTCTGTCGTATCCAGATAGATCGCAATACCGACATAGCGAGGGAGTGATTCGTCCATATACTCGGAAAGGTCGATGCTGTATCGTGCATCGTTGATGAAATAATGACCGTCGATCCACGCCTTACCGGTTCCGACAGTAACAGAAAGCCCGCTGCCAGCGGAAAGGTCAAAGCATCTGCCATAGTTGTCCTGAATGCCGTTGCAAATGATGCTGCCGAGATAGTCACAGAAGTTCTCGGCGGTATAGGTGCGGTCGAGGTTTTTTGCGTTAAAAAAGCCAAAAGAAAATGCCATACATCATGCCTCCTTGAATGTTGGTGTCAGGCTCCTGCCGTTCTGGTCGAAGCCCTCAATCATGCCGATGAGCTGGATTCTCGGTTGTATCATACCGAAGCGCCGGTGCTGCACTGTCACATAATCGCCGACGGCATAATCCTTGTTATACACATATTGTGTGTTGTGCGCAGCGATCTCCGATTCGGATACCGTTTTCGGCTGCACCAGCCGTTCCGAGCCTCGCGTTTTCAGCAGCTCGATGTATTCCTCCTCCGGAATCGGGACGGACTGCCCGTCGATCTGCTGTTCTTCTGAAATATCGTCGGCATCCACATAGACCTCATATCTGTCGAGATATGTCGGCTCAGTCTGGATATAGTATGTCGTGCGCTTGCGGGCATCACCTTCACCATGACCGAGAATATACGCGAAATTACGCTGAATTGCGGCATCTTCCGCATAGCTGAACGACAGCAAGTTGCTGTATGCGTCGGAGAATACAATATGGGGATTGTCCTCCTGCATCACGCTGCGGTCGGTGCCTTCCGAGAGGTCGAGCAGCATTTTATAGGTCTCGCCAGTATCTTTTACCAGCCGGATATTTGCCGTGCCGCCAATTTTCTCGCAGATCGTATACATCCATTCCATCAGGTTGGCGTAGCTGACCTGCAGCTTGACGGTTTGCTCCCAGCAAGCGCCGGTGATGTCTCCGAGCGACAGTCCCGGAATCTTCCGCCCCGCTGAATTGATCGCATTCTGCGTGACAGCCGTCCTGACGATACCGGAATACGCTGTCAGTGCCGTAAAGCTCAAGGTCGGGTAGATGATGCGGCGCTCCAGCAGGCACATGAGAAAGCGCCCGCGCACCGTCAGATAATCGCCGTTTTCAGCATTGGTGTCGATCTGCACGGATTCGATTAGTCCGAAGTGCTGACTGTCATCATCGCGCCCGATGATTCTGCCGGTCTGGAAAATATCAATATTTCGGGGACTTGCTGCGATATACACCTCAAAGCTGCCGCACTTGTAGTATTCAATATCCCACAGTAGCGAAGAAAAGCTGTCGCAGATGGCTTCCAGTGTGATTGTCAGGGACGCGCCGTCCGCGATCATTTTGTAAATTTCGATCTGCATATCATACCCCCAGATAAGCGTTCGTGTGGACGATCTTCACCTTGAGGTTCTGCAAGCCTGTGCCGCGCAGATAAAAGCGGTTCTTTCCCTCACGCAGCGTCAGCCATGTGGAGCCGGAAACCAGCCGATTGATGATATTCGTCTTGATGCCGCCGCGATCCAGCGTGACGGTCTTATTGCCGGTCTTGGTGGTGATCGTAATAATGTCGCCTGCGAGAATATCTCCGGTGATTTGCAGATACTCGTCCGTGTCTGCGTTGTACAGCGTCGGTGAACGTGCATCGGCGATCGCCTCAATCTCCAGCGTGAAGCCGGTTTCATCGCCGTCATTGATGATCTCCATGATGTTCTGTGTGTTATATTTGCCCAGAACAAACGGTTCCGGATTGCTTTCGGTCGGAAACGGAAATGTGAATGCGCCGGTGACCTGACTGTAGTACGCCATGACCGATTCCGTGGAATACCAGTAAATGTCCGGGCAGATGATAGAAATCTGACCGCTGACGAACTGCTCGAAGTTCTCCACCTCGCAGGTCTCGACATAGCCCTCCGCGAACACATCAATGTTCGCTGTTTTATAGAAGATTTTGATGTAGCGGGAGGGCTTCACCACCTTGTACAGTTGATGGCGGCGTTTTTCAATACCTGTTCCTCGCATCTGGAACTGAATGACAACATTCCGCTTCTCGATAAAGGCGTTGTTCAGGTAGCTTCCGTCCATGCCCGCATAGCTGGAGGTACTGATCGTGCCTGCAGGCGGCGAAAGCCCCTCGATCTTGTTGAACATGAACTGATTTGCTGTTTTGGAGAGGTCAACACGCTCTCCGGCTTGATTTTCGAGGATAAGAGTGTAAAACATAGGTTGCACCTCCTTGCTTTTTCAGGATATATGATGTATAATATGGTTATGTAAGGCGGAGGGGAAAACCTCTGCAAATCAGAATTTAGCAAGGTGATTGTATGTATAAACTATTTGTCTATGCTTATCTTTGGAAGCTAAATTTAAGTGACGGTCAAGCATATATGGATTTTCTTGATAAACTATTCTTGAATGATTCAAATAATGATGTATTACTCGAATTAGAACTATGTACCGATGTTGATAAGTCGTTTTTAAGAATAAAAAGATATTTTGATTATGAAATAGATTATTTTGATACTGATTTGTTTGGGAAAACATTATTTCATGAGCTTTACAAAATATCTCATTCTGAAGTAGTAAGCTTAAAGTTGTTTACTACCAAATGCTATGAATTGTTTAATATCCTGCCTTTGCGTGTTGATGGTTACGAACAACCTTTTAATTCACTGAGTTATATTGATGATATGATTGAGTATAATAGCTTAATGGAAACAAAGGAAGCAATTGAAAAAATGCTGACATTTTATAACCGATAAATTCCAATTTGTAGGGCAGATAAAGGGCAGGCACAAAGCCCACCCTCATCATGTTGCCCCCAGCGCATTCCTTGTCTGCCTGTAGATTTCCAGCCGTGACAGCGACTTCGGACTATTGTTTGTCTGATTCACTGTGCGGCTGTTGTCATTATTGTAGTTGTTGATGACTGTCGTACCGACGCTGCCGTCCAGCATCGCACCGGAAATACCGTCCAGCTTCATGCTAAGACCGGATTCCATTGTGAGCTGCATTGCATCTGCAACACCGGACACCGCCTTTTCCACATATTTCTTGCTCTGGTTGATACCCTTTGCAAGTCCCTTCATGAAGTCCGGCATCCACTCCTCGAACGATGCCAGCGCTCCTTTCTCCGGCACGGAAAAATGCAGGTAATCGGAGATCGCACGAGCCACGTCAGCGACTGTATTGATCAGGTTGCCCAGCATATAGTTCAGACCGTTGATGAGGTTCTGCATGAGGTCGCGTCCCCAAGACCACGAACTGTTCACCTTTTCCATGACAGCGTTGTAGACACTGTTCATGGCGCTGGTCACCGCATCCCGCACACCACCGAGCCTGTCGCCGATACCGCTTTTCACGTTATCCCAAATGGACAGCACGGAGTCCTTGACCTTGTTCATCGGGTTCCGTACAATATCCGGCATAGCGTTCCACACTGTAGACATCACAGATTTAATGGCATTCAGCGCCGTGTTCACGACACCCTTTGCAGCGCTCCATGTGGTAGAAATGACATTTTTAATGTCAAGCTGCCCTGTGTTGATCAGCGTTTTCATTGCCGACCAGACCGCCGTCACAGTTTTCTTGATACCATTCAGCGCGGATTCGATAATGGAGCCAGCCGCCTTCCATGTGGTGGTGATTACATTTTTGATGCCGTCGAGGGAATCCTTGATCACGCCTGCGATCTTTTTCCAGCCAGCAAGTACATCCGCCTTGATGCCGTCGAGCACCGCAGCAACAGAGCCCTGCGACTCTGACCACACGGTTGTGATTGTCGAGAACACATTCTGCATGAAATCCTTGACCGTGCTGACCACATTCGTGAGCGCGGTCTTGATAATATTTGCGACCGTTTCGGTGATTTTTGTCGAAAAGCCGGTCAAAGTGTCGGTCACGACTGCTTCATTTGCTGAAATACCGTCCGCCAAGCCCTGCATGAAGTCCGGCATCCATGATTCAAAATCTGCGAGAGGACCTTCATCCGGTACAGAAAAGTGCAGGAACGACTTGATCTTGTTCGCTACACCCTTGACCGCATCTGCGACCTTGTTGATACAGTTTTTGATTCCGTTCACGATGCCATTGATGATGTCTGCGCCCCACTGGAATGCCTGCGATGCAAGCCCCTTGATGAAGTTGACAGCGGCATTGAAGCCGTTGACAATGGTGTCCTTGATTGCCGTGATTTTCTGCGAAATGGCGGATTTGATGCTATCCCAGATAGAAGAAACGGTCGTCTTGATCGCGTTCAGCACATTGCTGATCGTAGTTTTGATGCCGTTCCAGATGTTAGAGACTGTATTTTTGATGGCATTCAGCACGTTGCTGATAAATCCGCTGATCGAATTCCAGATAGAAGAAACAACGGAATAGATTGTATTTAGCACCCCGGAAATAAATCCGGAGATCGCATTCCAAACATTCGTCACCACATTGTGGATTGCATCCAGCGCCGTCGATACCGCAGTGCTGATCGCATTCCAGATCGTTACGAAAAAGTCGTGAATACCCTGAAGAATCGGAGTGATGAAACCGACAATCGCATTCCAGATCGTGGTAATCTTTTCATGAATCCAGTCCATGACCGCACCGATGATGATCTGGATTGCCTGCCAGATGGTTTCAAACAGATAGCGGAAGGCTTCAAGAAGCGGAGAGATAATGTCATAAATCGTCTGCCATACCGTAGTGATAACAGACCAGATCGCATTCATAACCGTGGTGATTGCGGTCTTGATCGCATTCCATACGAACTCGATAACTGCCTTCACCATATTGACCTTCTCGGCTACCGCGTTATAGATCGCAGTCCAGATGCCGACAAAAAAGTCCTTGATTGCAGTCCAGACCGTGGTGAAAAAGTTCTTGATGCCGTTCAGCACATTGGAAACGAATGTGGTGATGCTGTTCCAGATATTGACGAAAAAGTTCTTAATGCTCGTCCAGACACCAACCCAGAAGTTTTTGACCGTTTCGAGGTCGGTGCCGAAAATATTACACAGCAACTCGAATGCACGCTTCAACAGAGAAGTGATCGCGTTCCAGATGCCGCTGAAAATTTCCTTGATACCGTTCCACGCCTGTTCCCAGTCACCGGTAAAGATGCCGATAAATACATCGAGAATACCGAGGATCACATCAACCACCGCCGAGAGATAGTCCGCAATGTATCCGAACACCGTCTCAAAGATCGGCGCGAGATAATTGCAGAATGCATCCCATACAGCCTTGATGACCTCGGTGATATTTTCAAAGTCAAATCCCAGCGCATTCAGGCGTTCAACGATGCCGGAGGTCAGCCTCTCGAATACACCCTTGATGCGTTCCCAGATCGCCGTAATCTTATTCCGGAAGTCCTCATTGGTACGCCACAAATGCACAAAAGCCGCCACCAGCAGCGCAATAACTGCAATAACGGCGACCACAGGTGCGGAGATACCGCCAATGGCAGCACCGAGCGAACTGAATGCCGCCTTTGCGCCCGCGATCATTGTCGGAAGATTGGAAATAAGCTGCATCAGCTTGCCCACACCGACCATAGTTTTGCCGATAACGACAAGGAGAGGTCCGAGTGCCGCCGCTACCAGTGCGATTTTGACAATGGTTTCCTTTGTCGCAGGCGACATGGCGTTCAGCTTATCGATGAAGCCCTGAATCCTGCTGACGATCGCACGGATCGCAGGCATCAGAATTTCACCGAAAGCAATGGCGAGCTCTTGTAGCTGGGATTTCAGGATCGTAAGCTGTCCGCCGAGGTTGTCCTGCATGGTTTCTGCCATACGCAGCGATGTGCCGTCACAGTTTTTGATTGCGCCGTTCAGCTTGTTAATGTCTCCGGGCGCGGCATTCATCAGGGCAAGGAAGCCGGACATAGCATTTTTGCCGACCAGCGCCTGTGCTGCCAATGCCTTTTCGGATTCGGAAAGCTGCGAAAAAGCGCCACGGCAGTCCTCCAGAATGTCATTGAGGTTACGCATGGAGCCGTCGGCGTTGGTGGTCTGGATTTCGACCTCACCCAGCTTCTCGCCGCAAAACTTCACATCGCCGGAAAGCGCTGTCATGATGGAACGGAGCGAGGTACCCGCCTGTGTGGACTTAATACCCGCATTCGCCATCAAACCAATTGCCTGCGCTGTATCTTCACAGGAGAAGCCGAGCGCACCTGCGATTGGCGCTGCATATTTGAAGGTTTCTCCCATCATGGAAACATTGGTGTTTGCGTTACTGGAAGCAGCCGCCAGCACATCAGCAAAATGACCGCTGTCGGCAGCAGATAAGCCGAAAGCGGTCAGTGCATCAGTTACAATATCCGAGGTTGTTGCCAAGTCCTCACCGGAAGCAGCGGCAAGATTCATGATGCCGTCAATACCGTTGAGCATATCTGTCGTTTTCCAGCCTGCCATCGCCATGTAATTCATTGCCTCGGCAGCTTCCGATGCGGAGAACTTGGTCTTTGCGCCCATCTCACGAGCCTTATCGCGCAGGGCATCGAGATCTTCACCGGTCGCACCGGAAACAGCAGCGACCTTGCTCATGGCAGAATCGAAGTCCGATGCCGTCTTGACGGCAGCAGTTCCCGCCGCCAGAACCGGAACAGTCACGTGGGTGGTGAGCGTTTCTCCGACATCAGCAATCTTGCCGCCGACCTTTTCCAGCGCTTCTCCCGCTTCACCCAGCTTGACCAGCGCAGTATGGGAAGCATCTGCCTCACGCTGGAGGTTCTGTAGCTCCTGCTCGGTTTCGATGATCTCACGCTGCAGCGCATCATACTGTTCCTGCGAAATGTCGCCACGGGCAAGAGCATCATTAGCCTGTTCCGCAGCGGTTTTCAGCGTTTGCAGCTTTTCTTTGGTAGCGGACACCGCATCGGCGAGGAGCTTGTGCTTCTGCGACAGCAGTTCTGTGTTGGTAGGATCGAGCTTCAACAGCTTCTGCACGTCCTTGAGCTGTGTCTGGGTGTTTTTGATGTTCTTATTGACACCTTCCAGCGCCTTCGACAGCTTGGTGGTATCACCGCCAATTTCGACCGTGATACCCTTGATTCTGTTTGCCATGCGGTTTCACCTCCTTTCAGGCGGTTGACTTTTTCAAGAATAACTGATATAATATACGCATAGAGAATGTTCTGTTCACTATAGAGCAATTGTAATTAGCAAGAAATTGGAGTGTGAAATTATGTCTTCATTTGAAATGTTTGTTAAAATTGAGAAGGAACTGAAAACCTATCTCGAACCATTAAAGAATGATTTTTCTGAAATAGGATTTGATTTTGAAATGATAGCCCCTTCCAATGAAATCGAGGAATCGTATATTGAAATTACAGGATATTCTATTGACGAGTATCATCCAACTAAAAAACAGCCTTTTATGATGCTCGTTATCACAAGTATTGATGACGACAATCAATTGCAGATACCTAATATTTTTTTACCAATGCCGATGCATCATTTTGGAATAGGTCTAAAAATGATAGATATTATTCGTAAAATTGCGCAAGAATATGATTATGAATTGTTTATTGTTGATATGGTAAATAGTTTTTTATAATAGAATGCGAAATAGAAAAGCAGCACCTTGTATTGGTTGTGATGATGCTGTTTGCATTACGGAAATGACCGATTTAAGTTACCACTATTAAAACCTATCAAAATCCGCCTGCGAAGCCTGTTCCGTCCAACCGTCGAAGTCATCATTCTCACGCTCGGTGAACATATCGTTGATGATTCCGATCGTCAGCAAATCCAGCTCGGTCAATGTCAGACCGAGCTGTTTGCATCGGAGCAGAAAAAGCGGTGTTGTCATCGGTCGGTCAGTCTGGCGATGTTTTTTTTAGATTCCGCCTGCGTTTCCACATTCAGTCCCCAGAGCTCGATGAGCTTCGGCAGCACCTCGTAAATGGAGAAGGTGTTGAAGCGTTCCAGCCATGCGTCCGGATCGGCAGGAACACCCTCCGGATCAGCGTGCTTTGCCATGATATACGCGATGTTCTCGAACACCTCAAGACTGTCAATGTCGAGCTGGGAGGATTCCTCATCGCCCTCCTTGACGGAAGTCTGAAGCGCGGCGAAATCCTTGTAAATGTCCCTGCGGAATTTGATGCGGTACATTCTCGGAATCGCAGCGCTTGCCTTGAACGGCACCTCGATGCCGTCAACTGTGATGTTTTTCTGAATAGCCATGTGTCCCTCCTTATTCGGCAGCAGCAGTACCGCTGATCTTGGAGGTGCTTGCAGTCCTTGTGCCGCTTCCGCCTGTGTTGGTCGTGCTGTTGGTAGCTGCCGCAGTCGGAATATAGACGGAGCCGTACCAGTTGTCGTAGGTGGTCTGATCGGTATTTTCGCAGGTCTTGGACTTCAC